GATAGGCTGTTGCCTGTCTGTGACGCGCCATTGACGACGGGTGTGCCTGCGGCTGATGACGCTGACCCTCTAGGCGTTGCGCCATTGGGATCGCCTAGCAAGAAAGTGCCATAATGGCCGTAAAGCTTCATGAAAAAGCTGATCCATTCTTCGGCGTCCGCGCGTTTCATAGGTGTCAACTGAATGTCGGCTTCCCAACGCTGACCCTGATGCTTGTGAACCTGTTGTGAATAAGTGAACGGGCTTTGTGAAATACCGACCACATTTCGGGCAATTAAATTCACAAAATTCACAGATGTGTCATTCGGCAATGATAGGGGATAAGTTATAGCCATTTTTTATGCTCCAAATGCTGAACCGAATGAGCCACCGCGTCTTTTAGCGTCAATCACTGCGCCTTTTGCCGCATTGGCGATCTGTGGCATCATATTCATGACCTCTGCGCGTACTGTCTGAGAAACGCCCGTTGATAGGTTGATGGTCTGATTAACAACAACGCCGCCGGCGCCGCCCATTTTATCATTAGGGACGATAGACCCTGATTGGTTAGGCACAAACAACTCTTTTCCGCGCTCGCCGACCATATATGATTGGCCTGCTTGAACTGATCCGCCAATCGCTTTTGCGGGTGGCGTACCAAACATCGCCGCCGCAAGCGGCTGTGTTATTGTTTGTTGAATACCAATCCGAACCAAATCCCTGATGATTGAGCGCGCCATATCCTTGAACGCCTCTGATGCTGTTTTAGTTTTCATAACGACATCTGTAAGGCCATCTTCTAGCGTCTTGATGCCTTTGTTGGCAATTTCCTGATAAGCCTGAGACAATCCAGAAAGCAAGCCCTTTTGCGACTTTTGAACGCTGTCCGTTTTCATGCCTAAGCGCTCCATTGCTGACGTTGTGCCATCAATAGAATCACGCAAATCACTAAAGATAGTGCCCGCAATTTTAAACTCTTGGAATCGCAAGTTTTTAAAGGCAGGCGATAACTCAAACCCAACTGCATCGGCAATGTCTCTGATGAAACCTAGCAAGTTGTTTAGCTGTCTGCCCGCCATATTCACAAACTTTTGAACGCCAACAACGGCCTTTTCAAACATTGTAATGATGGTCTTAGCTAAACCGCGCCCGAACTCTTCGATCCCGCCCGCTTCGGCAACTGCGGCCAAGACCTTCTCTTTTATGATTGTGGCTAACTTTTCAAACGCAGGCGCAAGCGCACCGACAACCGTATCGCGCAAGCCTTTAAACATTTGGCCTAGACGATTAAAGCTATCATTGGCCGCCTCTACGTTTCGCGCCGTCGTTGCTGATAAGATAAGGCCGAAAGATTGCGCTTCATCTGAGATGCGAGCCAAACCCTCTGCGCCGTCTTCTAATACAAGCAACAATTCAGATGCGCGACCGCCGAACAAGTCTTGAGCAACCGCCGATCTGACAGCACTGTTTTCAACGCCTTGCAAGCGCTCTGCCACCAATTCCAAAACCTTGAACTGGTCGCCTAGCGTCTCATTTAAGTCTGTGGTTGTGATGCCTAGCGCGTCAAATGCCTTTGCGGCTGTACCTGACCCATCTCTGGAAAAATCAACTGCGCTTTTGTTTAGCGTTCTGACACCTCTAGCAAGCGTCTCTAACTCAACCCCAGACATAGATGCGGCAAGCTCTAGCTTTCGCAAATCGCCAACGCCTATGCCTAACGTCCTAGAAAGCTTACTGATGCGGTCTATGCTATCCAAGCTAGACTTTACAAGTAACCCAAAGCCACCAACGCCGGCTAGGGCAACTAGGCCGGTTTTAAGGCTAAAGACGGCTTTGCTGACAGCCCCCAAACCGCGCTTAACAGATGCGAAGACTTTTTGAGTTCTATCAATGGCCGCAATTTGAATTTTAAGCTTTTGATCCGCCATCGTCTTTCACCCTAAAATATGCAAACCATTCGTTGATCTCTGATAGCGTCAAAGCCTCAATTTCTGGCTGTGTTTTGTGTAACCGATCCGCCAAGGCCATTATATTTAGCCTCAACGGATCGCTTTTTAGTTTTTTTCCTGATCCTCAATCGTAGCAATGTCACCAAACATCTGCCCCGCAAGATCAGCAATAACGCTGACAGATTCACGCATCAAGATCGCTTTATCTTCTAGCGTGAAAGCTTTTTCACCATCTTTGGTTTCAGCCTTTAGGATGATCAGATCGACCATCCCTGCCATCGTCATATTATTGAGAAAGTCTTTGTGCTTTCTCTGTAGCTTGTCAATGTCGCCCGCTGTAATAGCGCCGCAATACAAAACAACAGACGCCCCATCTACCTGCCAGTCACTGACTTCAATGCTTCGCCTGTTGGATTGCTTGCTTTGAGCGATTGCTTGCGCTAGCGACATACTAAGCAACCGTCCCGCGTGTTAGATCGCCGGAGCCTTGAAAGCTAAAAGACGCTTCAACCATACCATCTGATGATGATGTGACGTCCGCTGATGTGACGATGACTGTGCCTGACATATACTGATCAGCGCTTGCAGAGCCTTCCGGATAGACTGTCAGAGTCAATTCTGCACCCGCGACCATCTCGTCTTGCTTTGCATCATCTGGATCAAAAAAGCATTCAACAGAGCCAGAAAAGTTTTTCAAGCCTGTCTTGTATGTGCGTGATGCGTCGCCCATTGCTGTATCTTCAATGGTGTCAGCTGTTTCTGTGATTGTATAAGAGCGAATTTCACCAATAGCAGTGTCTGAGCCGACTGTGCCAAGCTTCACTGTGCCCTCTGAGCCTGTATGTGTTGCCATTTTTAAATCTCCTTAAACGGCGGTTTCAACGTCATTTTCTGCGGTTCTGTAATTGACCGCAACAGTAAAGCGACCAACGGCGACGGGTTGTTCTCCATCACCGCTGAAATCAGCTTCAAACGCGACGACCTGCATATCTTTACACAAGCCGCCTAGCGTTACATCTGCGCTCAAAGCCTCTTCGACTTCAACCGCAATAGTGTCTAGGGTGTTATCATAGTCGGCGGTCTCTTTGACATACGCCTCAACCATCACCTCTAAATTTCGTGACACCGATCTGCTCATCGTTAATGTGTCGAATTCTGTTGTTTCTGACTTTGTAAAAATACAAAGGCAAGGCAGTTTTGTTTTCTCTAGCGGATAAATGCGACTGCGGAAAACATTTGCGCCCGTCGTTGTTAAGCCTGTGACGGCTGTAACTAGGGCATCCCTTATTTGCTTTCTAACGTGCGCCATTATACGACCTCTAGAATCAGCTCTGTTGTGCCTGTGCCGTCCGCTTGAACGATCCGAACTGTGTAATTATTACCGCTGATGGTGATAATGTCACCCTCTACAATGCCCAACACATCGGCACTTCGGCAAGAAAATCGCGGCTGTTGTAGCGCGACGCCGACGCCTGCGCCAGTTTGCACTTCGATGAAATCATTGTCAAATATGCCATTCACCGTCGACCCTTCATAAGACGCGGCAACGCCGAAATCATCAACGCCAAAAAAAATAGCTAGGTCGTCCGCGCTTTCAACCGCCATTTATTTATCTTTCTTAATTCTTTTGAGCAAGCTTGAGGCGCTTTTAGTTGTTAGGCCAACCGCGCGATCTTCGCTTTTCTTTGGCTCTTCATAGGGCTTTGCTTTGCTCATGTTGATCAGTTTGATGCCGACTTCGTTTGATACGTCCGCTTTATCGCCTGCGTCATAATGTTCGCCGCCGATGACTACGTTTCTAGTGCAAATAATCTTCATAATCAAAACCCCTTTTAAAGAAATAGCAGGGGCGGCGTTACCGCCCCCGCCTTCGCTGTTAAGCGTTGATGTCTTTGATTGCCGCAAATGATTCTGCGTTGCGAACTGCTACATCTGTTTCCTGTAGGATACGGATGCGGATGTTGCCGTTTGCTGAACCTGTGTACGGGTCGATCAAGACGTCTGCTGTGCTGAATGAGCCGATCATCAACTGTGAGAAATCACCGAAGATAAGGGCTGACAAAGCTGTGCCTGTGCCTTTTGTAAGGTCTGACGGAACGTTGTTTGTCACTGCCATATCATAACCATATAGGCTATTCCAAGGCGCATCCAAAATCATCTGTGAGTCGGTTGATGCAACTTTAGCAGTCTGCGCTAGGTGTGACTTAACTTTTGAGTTAGTCAAGTAAGCAACAGAGTTTGCATTTAGAGCCGCGTTATCAACTTCAACCTCTTTCACAAGGTCAACGATCTTTGCCCAAGTTGCCGCGCCACCGTTTGTGCCGATAGCAACTGAACCGATGCCGGTTGTGCCCAAGATGCCTGTCGGCTCATTAGCGCCGCCGCCTTCGATAGCAACGTCTTCGATCTTCTGAGCCATTGCGTTAAGTAGGTCATCGCGGATGATCTGCTCAACTGATGGGTCTGACTGGATCATTAGAAGGCGTGAAACGTCAACAAACGCACCCAATGTCTTTGGCGACATTGTAACTTGTGAGAATGTTGGGTTCTGTTCGCCAACTGAGCCTGCTTCACCAACGAAACCTGCGGCAGAGCCACCAGATAGCTTTGGAATAGCAACGTCGCCTTTAAGACCTGACATGAAACGAGCGCCAAGGCCGTTCATGACCAGGCGTGAGCGTAGTGCTTCAACAAACGCATCACCGAGGTGATCTGTCGGCTTCAAGAAACCGCCGGCTGAGTCTGTGCCAACTGTCAAATCACGCTTTGCACCCCAGAATGAATCTGGCGCATAAAAACCGCGAGCCGCTTTGCCTGTACGCATTGCGATTTCGTCGTTGATTTCAGCTTCTAGGCCATTAAGACCTGAGCCATTCACTAGACCGCGAACGGCTTTCATGAATGAATAGTCGCGCTGTTCTTTTGCTGACAACTTGATGTCGCCTGCTGATTGCTCAAGAGCCTGACCTTCGCCGATTGCGTCTAGCAATAGACCGCGGAACTGCTCAACTGACTGGCCTTCGCCAATAGCTTTTTCAGCTAGGTCGCGCTTGTTGTGACGTGCGCCAAGAGCGGTGATCTCTTGTGCATTTTTTTGAAATTCACGCTTTGCGGCTTCAGCGGCTTCGGCGCGAACTTGATCATGATTGATTTCAGACATTTCTGATTCCTTTACTTTGATCGTTGGTTCTACAAATTTAGCACTGCGACCGACCCCAACATTCGCGTCTGCGGGAACGGCGACGATGCTTGCTTCGTATGGCATCCACTGAGAAACTCGCACGTGACCGCGCTTGTCTTTCATTTCTTCCATATTTTTAATCTGGTAGCCGATAGATACATTCGACCGGATACCGTCCTTGACGTCATCATAGATTTCTCTGGCGAGTGTGCTTTTTCCAAAGCGCACGACTGCCCGTAGTCTTCGGGTAGCTTCATCCAGATAAGTTTCTTCAACAACGCCAATCTGTTTGGTCATGTCATGATCTAGCAAAAGCGGTGCGCTCCCGCTATTCATGCGTGACAAATCAATTTCTTCGCTTGTATGCCCTAGCACTTCCATCCCGAAAGAGCGCTCAACTGGCTCCTCTGATGATAGCGACATACGAACGCGGCGATCCTCTTCATCAACCATCTCCGCATCTGATGCGCGAAATGATAGCAGTGAGCGATCAAATTCTTTATTTTCTTCAGACATATTTTCAGCCCCTTCATTTGCTTCATTATGCGCTAAATCTGCATTTAAATCAATCTCGCGCTCTGCTTCGTCGATTGCGTCTAAAGATGCATCTTTGCGCCTTGCCCAAGATTGCCCCGCATCGCCGCCCCAAGCCGCCCAAGCGACGCGACCGTTTGATGGATAACCCTCTTCATTTGGGCTAAACCCTTCGGCCTGTTTATCAACCTCATGCCGGCTAAAAAAGCTATGCATTCGGCGCACTGTGTCGGCTGATAACTCCTGACGATTTACAAGCTGACGCGCCCTTGCGACTGCAACATCTGTGCCGCCTTTTTCGCCTTCGGCTCGCCAATCAAAAAAACGCTGTGCCTCTTCGGCCATTGCTTCAGTAGGTGTCAGATCAATTTCTTTGCCTTTATACGTCGCCATCTTCTTGCCCCTTATCAATGTTTGGCTCTGCGGGCAGTTTATTGCCGAACGGCTGAAAAGCCGTATCAATGCCATAACGATCAGCAAGTTCCGCCTCGCGGCTGACTGCCTCAAAGACCTCTTCGGTGTCGCGCCCATATTGGCTGTGAATATCTTGCAGGCTAACTATGCCATTGTTTAAGGCAATCACATTCGCTTGAATTTCGCGCTGTGGGTCGACCCAAGCAAAGCCGCGCGGACGATAAAAGACCTGATCAGCGAAAAGGTCGTATTTAGTCATTGGCAGGTTGATAGCGCCTGTTGTCATAGCCATCTCTAGCCAACTGCGATAAACATCTTCAATGAAATGGTCGATCATGAATTGTTGCATCATCTTATAATGATCACGATCTTCGATTGTGCCCTGCCTGATAGATGAGTAGCTGACGCCCTCTAGGTTGTTAGCCAGTGACACATAAGACACGCCCAAACCTGATGAGATAGAGCGCACAATAGCTTTTTCAAAGTCTGCAAAGGCTGTGGTCGGGTGAGCGGGATCAAACGCTTTAAAATCCATCCCCGCCGGTAATTGCGTAAAAGTTCCGGGATCAGCTTCCATAATAGGCGCTTGATTGTCATAATCATCACCAACAAAACCATCACCTTCAGGCGAAATAAAGAAACCCATCTTTGATGCGGCGGTTCGTGCGGCGACCAACTCTGCCTCTTGATAGCCATCTAGCATTTTAAGCTTTGATAGCACATTTGACATGAACGGTACGCCTCTAGTTTGGCCTGCACGTTCTTGGATAAAGCAATGAATGATGTCATCTGCGTCGACTTGAACGTGCTTGCGCTTTGTGCGCGAACCAAACTGGCCGTCATGATGCGGGTGATCTTCAAACAAGAAATAAGATAACGGCTTGCCATTCTTGTCAATTTCGACACCCATCCTGACCTCGTTGCCATTGCTGAGGCGGGTGTTGTAACCCTCATCTAAATAATCTGATTCAATAAACTGCAAAGAAAAGCCAAATTGATTGCCCTGCGGTCTCTTAACCTTTTTGATTAAAACCTCGCCATCTCTGGCTAGTGTCTCAATAAAAAGGCGTTGCGCCTGTTGCCAAGATAAACGGCCATCAATGGTGCAAAAACCCTTTTTGCCCCACTTTTTCCAAGCGTTTTCAATCAATCTGTTGCCAACAACGTCCAATGTGCGGTCATCGTTGCGCTTTCTCACCTGCAAAGTGACGCCGGTTTGACCGACGATATTGCTTGTCATGATCTGTAAATAGCGCTTTGCATAGGGATGATTGCGGCTAATCTCGCGGCATCTATCGCGCAAAATAGATAACGCCGGCAGAATCTCGCTATCAGCTGACCTAGATGATGAAACAAAATCGGAAAAAAGGCGGCCTGTGTTTGCCGCGTAATATGAACGCTTTTGCTTTTGCGGCTTAGAGCGAAAGAAATCTAAAATAGCCATTTAAAACCTCACTTTGATGGTCTGGCCTGTCGGCTTGTTATGCTTTGCGCGGTCTTTTGCTTTTTCTTTTGCAAATTCGCGCCTGTAATAATCACGCGCCTCGACCAACTCTGTGAAAGACATTTTTGTTAGACTGCGACCATTAATGCTGTAGCTTGAGACATCACTGTCGGCCTTGCCTTGCAACACGCTTTCAATCTTTGCGATCATGATTTCTGCGTGAGTGCGTGGATCGGTATTATTTACATCAAGATCAACGATTGCAGTGAATGTGCCGCGATCTACCACAACGCGGTCGCCCGTCGCTGTCTTCGTGACCTCTAGTTGCCAATGGTAAAAGCCTGCATCAAAAGCGGCGGTGGTCGCGCTGTCGGCTGTAAAAAGGTAAGTTACGTCTGTTTCTGTTGCGGCAATTTTGATTTCACTGGAACCGCCGCCGGTAATACGCGCAACATATTCTGCCGAATATTCAACGAGCGGGTAATCATTTACTAAATCGG